CTCATATTTTGAGTAATCAACACTTACTTCATTTTCTTTATATTCCTTTATGATTGCTGCTTTCGGAACCCAAAAATCGTGGATGGTATCACCACTAAAAACCTTACCCCAAATATGGTAAGACTTATCCTTCTCAACTAAAAGTTTTTCAATATAGATTTTATCAGGTTCTTTAATGAATGGATTATCCTCAACAAGTTTAGTTGAAAAATAAGAATCGATTGGAACCCATTTCTTGGCAACTTTTGGATTTACAGTATGATAGTGAATAACATATTCACATTGTGCTCTTGTGGGGACATGCTTTTTATTAGTCTCACACTGTTTTTTAATTTTTAAAATATAATTATTTGAGCCATTATAGGTCTCCAAAATAGAAATAGCCTGTTGCTCAATACTAATGTTCATATTTACTAATACAATAACAAATAATAATAAACAAAAAATAGATATTTATCAATATGTCGCAGCGTAATGTACCAATAACAAGATTAGGAAAATTTTTCGGAGGGGAAGACTTTGCTTTGGATGTATCTATAGGGAGGGAGTGGCTAGAAGGCGATATGAATTTTACACTTGTTTTATATAATGTAGATAGACAAAAGACAAATACTGACGATGTATATGGTGAAGCAGTTAAAGACGGAATTAAATTTCATCCACCTGTTGAGTTTAAGGGATATGTTAAAGTAATGGCACCTGAAAATAAAAATCTTGGTAACTCAAAATTAGACCAAATGGAGCCAGGTAATTTACAAGTATCTGTCTACCAATCACATTTGGATGAGCTTGGAGTTGATATTAATTATGGGGACTACATCGCATATTATGAAACAGAAAAAAGAGTTAGATATTATACGGTTAGTAATGATGGTCGTGTTGTGAGTGATAACAAACACACCTATGCGGGATACAAACCTTTTTATAGAACAATTATCGCGTCAATCGTAACAGAAAATGAATTTAGAGGATTATAATGGCATTACCTAAAAAAATAAAAAAGACTTTGGACTTATCTCCTGTAAAAACAGGTTATGATAGACGTGTTGAATTGTTAGATAAAATTAACGATAAGGGAACTTATTTACCCAAATCATTATTACATGAAGATTTGGATAGGGGATTTTTAAATTTTGTTAAAGATGATTTACAAGTATCTGTTGATGGAAAAACTATACCTGTTGTTGATATTTTAATATCAACTCAAAATTGGTCGCAATTTGCACAAACATGGAACTTTTCAAATTTAGATAAAAATGTTGAACCTCCAGTTATAACAACAGTTAGAACTCCTGAAGTTAAATTTGGTACGTTACCTTCATTAAAATATAACATACCAAATAGAAAACAATACTATTATGCGGCAGTCCCCAATTTTAATAATGGTAGAAAAGGGGTGGACATTTATACAATACCTCAACCAGTTCCTGTGGATATCAAATATAGTGTAAAGATTATTTGTAATCGAATGAGGGAGTTGAATAAGTTCAATCAAAAAATAATTGAAAAGTTTTCATCAAGACAAGCATATACTATAATAAAAGGTCATTATATTCCTATCATTATGGATGATGTTGCAGATGAATCCGTATTTGATAAGGATAAAAGAAAATATTATATTCAGTCATATAATTTTACATTACAAGGATTTTTAATTGATGAAGATGAATTTGAGGTTAAGCCAGGTATTAGTCGAGCGTTAACTTTACTTGAAATTAATACAGGTAAATTTAAAAGTAAAAGACCAAAAGATTACGATAAGAATTCTGATAAAATTAATTTAGTTGCTAATTTTCCTATTTCTGTCACAAGTTATACTCAAACATTTGAATATACTGCAGATATAAGTCAGGATGGTATAACTAATATTAACTCATACAATGTTTATATTAATAATTTATACTATGGTACAAATATATTTAGTCAGACTAATGGTAAACTACAGTTAAATACTAATGACACATTAAAAATTGAAATTGTTAAAACAAATAGTGCGAAAGAATCTTCTATTAAACTGATTTCAACACTTCTTTAATTTTCACCGTAGATATCTTTTTTAACCTGACAATTTTCAAAAATTAACTTTTCTATGAACTTATGAATTTTAAGTCCGTTTTTCTCACAGTGTTTTTTTAGTACCTCATGTGACTCTATTGATATTTTAAGATTTTTAATTTTCATAGTATGAAAAAAGGTAGAATTTTTTCTTACCTATAAATAAATAGTTTGGTGAAAATAAAATTTTTCGTGTTTTTGTCAATATTTATGTAGAAATAAATCAAATAAAATAAAAAAAAATTAAAAAAAATGGCAAGTAAAGTTTTTGTTTCTCCAGGTGTTTATACATCTGAAAAAGAACTATCCTTTGTGTCTCAGAGTGTTGGTGTAACAACTCTTGGTCTTGTTGGTGAAACACTGAAAGGTCCGGCTTTTGAACCAATATTCATCACAAGTTATGATGAGTTCGAATCTTACTTCGGGGGTACAAGCCCTGAAAAATTTGTGAATACACAAATACCTAAATATGAGGCTTCATATATTGCAAAATCATATCTACAACAATCAAATCAATTATTCGTAACAAGAATTTTAGGTTTGTCAGGATATGACGCAGGACCATCATGGTCAATTAAAACAGTTGCAAATGTTAATTGCTCTACGGTTGGAGTTAGTGCTGCACAATTTGTGGATGGTGGATGGGTTGCGATTACAGGAACTACTGGAACAAGTTATACATCAGTTATAATTGACCTTGATACCAATTCAGGAATGCCACAACAAATGTTTGACTTAATATACGCACCAATTCAAAAATACGACGGTTCAACATCGACAATCTATACTGAGTTACAAAAAATTGTATATAATTTATATTTTAGTTCATATCCTAATAATAACTATGTAAGTGAAGTTTTATTTTTAGGGCCTAATTCTGTATATAATGAATGGACAGGTAGTACAAAAACTATATACAACCCATACGGCATCCAAGATTTAAATTTAAATACTATAGATTTTTGTGATGGATATAACGATTCATGGTTTTATAATACATTTAATATAACTAATGGTGATTCATACGCTGGAGTTTCATTTGTAGTTTCAGGTACGAATATTACTTTAGATAGTTTAGGTGGCGGAGTATTTAAGACTGAGTACGGTCTTAAAATTGGGTTTACATTATACACTGGGACATCACACACAAATTATAACAATTTAGTAGTTTCAACATTAAGGTCGAGAGGTGTTTCTGAATTTACGTCAACTAAAAGTGGACCTCAATACGTTGTTAGTTCAACGACAAACGCAAGTTTAATCGCTACAGGTTCATATAGTGGAGTTACTACAGACCCATATGCTTTGTTTAAGGTTAGTGGTTTAACAACTACAAGTTCACCATCAACATTCCAATTTGAAGTGACTTTAGATAATACAAATGCAAACTTCATTACAAAAGTTTTAGGTGATTATAACTTTGAAAAAGACTCAACTCAAGTTCCGTTATATGTTGAGGAAATGTATAGTAATCTTTTAAGTTATGGTTATAGAAAAGGTTATATTAGAGGTTTAAACACTTCTTTTGTTGAATTACAAGGTTCTAGAACTGGTAACACAAGTTCAATTGCTAACTATTTAGAAAGATATCAAACACCTGTCACTCCTTATTTTGTGTCAGAATTAAGAGGTAATAAAGTTTATGACTTATTTAGATTTGTATCAATTTCTGATGGTAATGCGGCTAACACTGAAATAAAAGTTTCAATAGGTAATATTTCATTTAACAGTTTAACATTTGACGTTTTTGTTAGACAATATAATGATTTAGACTCTAATCCTGTAATTTTAGAAAAATTCACTAATTGTACAATGGATGCGAATTCTAACAGTTATATTGGTAAGAGAATTGGTACTTCTGACGGAGAATTTGCAATTAACTCAAGATACATTATGGTTGAGTTGAATCCTGACGCTCCATATGATTCATTACCTTGTGGTTACAACGGATACATTATTAGAAATTACGCTTCAAATAACAGACCATTCCCAATTTTCAAAACTAAATACGATTATCCTGGTGAAGTTATATTTAACCCACCTTTTGGTACTAATGGAACTGACGACAAAGTTATCAGCAATGGTGATAATGTTAGAAGAACTTATTTAGGGTTCTCAACTTCATTAGGTAGTGATAGTGATTTCTTACAATATAAGGGTAAGAAAACTCCTGTTAATGGTTTTGTTTGTGGTACAAATGAAGATTTATTTGTATCTTGGAATTGGTTAACTAAAGGTTTCCACATGGATAGTGGAGCTACCGTTGTTACAATATCAAGTGAATATCTATCATCAGGAGATACTGCGTTTTTTGTTGGTTCAGGAAGTTTCACTTCAGAACCTGAAACTCAAACAAATCCATATTACCGTTTATTCGCAAGAAAATATACCGCACATTTTTATGGTGGTTTTGACGGATGGGATGTGTATAGAGAAAGAAGAACAAACTCTGATGAATATTTGTTAGGTAAATCAGGATATAAGGCAGGGGCTAACGCTTGTGTTCCTTATACAGACTCAACAGGTTGGGGAGCGTTTAGAACAATAGTTGTTGACGGTAATGAAACAGATTACGCAAATACTGACTATTATGCATACTTAATCGGTATCCAAACTTTCAACAATCCTAGTACAACAAATATCAATGTTTTAACAACACCTGGAGTTGATTACGTTAACAACTACGAATTAGTTAACGCAACAATTACTATGGTTGAGTTTGATAGAGCGGATTCAATCTATATTACAACAACACCTGACTTTGAGTTATTACAACCATCAACTTCTATGGATAATTTAATCTATCCTCAAGATGCGGTAAGTAACTTGGAAACTCAAGACATTGATTCTAACTACACCGCCACTTACTATCCTTGGGTATTAACAAGAGATACAGTTAACAATACTCAAATTTACTTACCAGCAACTGCTGAAGTAACTAGAAACTTAGCGTTGACTGATAATATTGCTTTCCCATGGTTCGCAACCGCAGGTTACACTCGTGGTATTGTAAATTCAGTAAGAGCGAGACGTAGATTAACTCAAGAAGAAAGAGATACTCTATACAAAGGAAGAATTAACCCAATCGCAACATTTAATGATGTTGGGACGGTAATTTGGGGTAACAAGACTCTTCAAATTAGAGAATCTGCTCTTGACAGAATTAATGTTAGAAGATTGTTATTACAAGCTCGTAAATTAATTTCCGCAGTTGCTGTTAGATTGTTGTTCGAACAAAATGATAACATTGTTAGACAACAATTCTTAGACTCTGTTAATCCAATATTAGACGCTATCCGTAGAGATAGAGGTTTATATGACTTCAGAGTTACAGTTTCTAATAGTACTGAAGATTTGGATAACAACCAATTAACAGGTAAGATTTACATTAAACCAACTAAAGCTCTTGAATTTATTGATATCGAATTCTTAATTACACCAACAGGTGCATCATTTGAGAATATCTAATAAAAAGAGTAATTAATATTAAAACCCCTCACAGAGATGTGGGGGTTTTTTATTTTTCATGGTATTTATTAATATGAATTTAGTAATAGTAGAAGGTTTTGGTGATTTAGAAAAACTTACACCCGACATGAAATATTATGCATTTGATTGGGATGATAATTTAATGTACATGCCAACAAAAATTATTTTAAAGGATTCTAACGGTAATGAAGTTGGGATGGGTACTGAAGAATTTGCCGAATACAGAACTCAAATTGGTAAAGAACCATTTGACTATAAAGGTAAAAGTATAGTTGGATTTGCGGAAAACCCTTTTAGAAATTTTAGAGTTGAGGGTGATAAGAGATTTTTAATGGACTCTATGATGGCAAAACCAGGACCTGCATGGGATGATTTTGTGGAGTGTGTTAATGGAGGGTCAATTTTTTCGATAGTTACCGCTAGAGGACATAACCCAAAAACTTTGGCACTTGCAGTTAGAAAACTTATTGATGGTAATATTAATGGACTCTCAAAAAAAGAACTTGTTTGGAATTTACGAAAGTATAATAAGATTGCTCAACAAAATCCTGATGTGTCCGATGATAGATTAGTGGATTTTTATGTTTTTAAATTGTGTAAATATTATCCCGTAACTTTTGGACAAGGTTCTGCGGCAAATCCTGAAGAGTTAAAAGTAAG